TCATACAGAATATGACAGAATTTTTTGCCATATATATGGGCCAAAATATCTCTTTACGAACAAATAATAAAATTCCCTGGAATATCTATTGACATATATTGGCCAATATGCTTTATATGGGCCCTATTGACATTATGAACATCAAATGGTAGTGCTCCATTACATACATATATTTAGATAGTTATAATGATAGTATTTGGATCTAAATTGATAGTATGATTCTCCACTTTGCTCCACAATACTCCACTAAATAAGCCTCTAGGAGGCTGATACAAGGGAGATAAAGGGAGGGGGGATATAATGGGTAAAGACCCAATTGCTTAAATTTTTACAGCTACTTTGCTGAGCATGTAAGGCATATAAATGGGTCATCATTAGCCTTAACATATAGTTGCTTACATTTGGAGCAAGCTACCTTATATGCCTCATATTTCTTGGCATACTTATTATATGATGATTCAAACTTATCCATAATCTATCGTAATATCTTACAATTTAGACAGTAATATGGGTTACGCATGTCATCCATATTAATTACTATTGTCTGAGCACATTTGTGGCAAGTAGCCTGCATGAGGTTATGCTCTTCTAGATCATATATTGATACCCGTAGAGTCTTTGTGTAATATACCTTAGTTGCATACCATGTGATTAGTATAGCTAATATTTCTATCATTTTTAGGCCTCCCCGCCTTTATCCCAATATGGGATCCCGTTTTCATCAAAGTCAGAACCTAATCTGCTAAGCAATTCCTGAGTATATGGATCTATTTTCCATGCTTCCAGCATGGGCTGCAGATCACTTTCATTGTATGTTCGTCTAGGTAACATATCGTCATCCATTGCACCACAATTAGAGCATGTGACTTGACCATCAAGGTCTAGTTGATAGTCACATCCATATTTAGTACACATTGCATCGCTCATTAGTACCCCCCAAGACATTCATTACGAGTATGATATAGCCTGATCTTAGTTAATATCTTCTTAGTTGGAGCGTTCAATGGCTCTTCACATGCACCGCATGCCATATCCCATTCACCGCTAAAGAAGTCATACTTCATACCTTTAAAATTAGCATACTTGTGTGCCACAAATACAGCGAATGGATCAGGTATTTCTAAGCTCTGAATCATATATTTATTGTAGCATATTAGTCAGGTACTGACAAGGGGTCTCTACTTTTCGACTTCACTTTCGGTCAATATATATTAAATTAGATCCTTAATAAATTGTACTAATTCATCACAATCACATCTAAATAGTCCATGATGATTAGTCCATTCCTTTTCAAAAGAGGATCCGTCATCATGTCGTTGTTGTACCTTTTGTGCCACCTCAGTAATTATTTCAATCCTGCATAGATCTCTCATATGTCTATTATACTATAAGCATATAGATTTAGTCAAGGGTTCTAAAATCTGCCTCTTATTTTTATTACTTCTTGAAATGCCTCGTCGTCTGCAGGCTATCAAAAATTTCTTTAACAACATGAACCATTTTTTATGAGCTTAATCCTTTAAATGAATGGCATTCGCATACGCCTACAACATCATATCTGCATTGATCTACTTCAGCTACATCGTCATACTTTGCTGCTTTTTCGCAGAAATAACACTTTGCTGTCTCTTCCGCCTTTTCTAAATAGGATTCAAGGTTGTCCAGTATGCCCATACTACTTATTCCTTGGTACGAGGCTCTGTGGTCCTTCTGTGCCAAATAGAGACTTCTTTACTGGTACGCAATTAGGGACTTTTCTTCCGCCCTTGTCTTTCATACCGACCTGCTTGTAGCCAGACCAGCATGCTTTCTGCATGTTATCCCAGTTGTCTTCTTCTTCGTTTTCTGATTCATAATTCTTGGATATATCTTCATCTGATAACTCTTCTGATTTATACATATTATCGTGTCCTTGGCACATGCCTTTTTCGCATCCGCCTTTGGCTTTGCAGGCCATGCATCCGTTACACTTGCAATCTTTTGTATTTTCCATGTGAAAATTATACCATATTCTTTATCAAGTTAAAACAGTGTTTTAACTTGATTTAATCAATAATCCCTAGTACTATTAGACTTATGAAATATACTTTAGTTGAAAATTTCCTGAATAATCAAGAATCAGATTACCTATATAATTATGCAGTTAAAAACTGTACTGATGATCCTAGACCATATTATGGATTCTATCCAATTGGTGGCTCTGACCTTCTTAATGGCGATGCTCATCTAGACTTTGATGCATCTAAGGTACTTGAAGCGATAGATTTTGGGTTTAAACATTTTAAAGATAATTACGAGATAATGGGTAATTTTGTTTTAGATAGAGTTCATTTTAACATAATGAACAAGGGGGCAATACTTAAAGTTCATGCAGATGATGAAATTGGATACATGCAGCAAGAAAATGAAAGTCAGCGTAGGTATGTAGTAAGCTTATTCTTAAATGATGATTATACAGGTGGAGAGTTTAACTTTGAAGATGGTAAGGATTTTATTGTCCCGCCCAAAGGTAGTTTAGTTTTGTTTCCAGGATGGTCTCTTAGACATGGTGTAGATGAAGTTTTAGATGGATCTAGAGTTAATATACTAATTGTTTATCACGATATCTTTTAGTCACGTAGTGACTAGATAGTCTCTACTTTTCGACTTCACTCTTCGATTTTATATCCTAAGTTGTTGAATTCCCATAACCATTCATGAGTAATCATTTCCATCTGAATAGCTGTAAATATATCTTGATATTGTATTCCCAATGGTGAATGAGATTTTTCTTTTGTATTAAAACTAAGTTTGGGTATTCCTAAAGATTCTAGCACTGGATTCAATCCTGCTCCCAGCCCTTCTTCATATTTTAAAACATGGGTAACATCTATATTACCGTCTGTGGTATATATATCTTTACTACTCTTAAGCCAAGGCATTCGTATTTCATTATTAAAATACATTTTAACAATATTAGATCTATTTTCTTTTGAAGACATAAATTCATCCATTAAAGATAAAGAGTTTATTTGATAAAAAATGTGTGACATTACAGATCTATATGGGTTTCTTACAAATACTGCGGATATGGTTTTAGATAAATCAATCTTTTTTGATATTTCTGAGTAACCCATATGATTGTAAAACCCCATATGATTTCTAGCAATATGTCCTTCAACTGAAGGACGAACTGGTGTGACAATTGAATTTTCTGGGAGAACTTTAGATAATTCTACTTCAGTGCTTGAGCTGCCAACTTTTCTATTTTTAATCATAAGAAAATCGTGATCATAAGAATATATCATGCTGTTTGCTCTATCCTATCCTTTGACACTTGATGTAAAAATATTTTGGCTGAAATGGCAAGTTCTTCATATGTCATAACAGTATGCTTATGCTCCTGGTCTTTACCAAATAACTTTTTTAATAGCTCTAGCGGTGTAATAATTTTATCTTCTGGTACACCACCGTGCTTATAAAGCATTTTAAGGAGAAGCCCCGCAATAAATATATCATCTGTAAATGCAGCCCAAGGGAAAAGTATATCAAACGGGTCAATGGGTGCAGACAGCCAAACAACGCATAACAAAGATACGATTTTTATATGTCTTGGAGATCTATCAAACTGCGCCTTGTATGGGCTAAGAAGTATTTTTAGTTTATTTATTTTCACGCTGGAGATCTGAATCCATCATAATTTGGAAAAGGAATATTCTTCTCCCCTTCTATAAATAATTTTATCTTATTTCCAATTTCTGCATCTGACAATTCAACCTCTAAGTAATCTTCTTTATCTTTAAAGAATTTATTTATCCTATCTAAATGATTATTTCTTATAAGCAGTAGCTCTTCCTCTGACAGATCCTGTATCTTTTTTTTCTCAGTTTTTAAATAAAAATTACAGTAAGCTTCTTCAAAGATATATGGGTCGTGGTCATGCCCCATCATTTTATTCATTTTTTTCATTGATGCAATCCATTCATGAGAAGGTCTTGTTATGTTTATAAACTTTGCACCAGGAAATTTATTATACATTTTATCAAAGATTAGGCATGTTGGTATATCTATGTAGGCATCTGTTTCGGGAATGCTATCGAAATGTGCCAGTATACCATCAGCATCTTCTGTAAAAGATCCTAAGTCTACCTTATCAAATCTATAAAAATGGGTTGTGCTGTAACCCTGACTTTTTATAAACTCAGTAAGAGATTGAGTTCCGTTTCTGCCCAAGCTTACGCAAAATATTTTCATTTATCTATTGTACCATTTCTTGTCTGATTTTCATGGTATTGCATATGAAAATCTAATAATTGATGAGTAGTTGCACAAAAACATATTGGGCAGTGTGTAATCCACTGGGACTTATCCTCCCAATGTTTAGGCATTATGCTTCAGGTGAAGGAATCGGACCTTCATTGTTGGTTTCGGAAACCAATCTACGACCATTATAGGAACCTGAATTGTCCTGGGGGACAATTCGCTTAATTTCAAGACAGCAAACTGGGCACTCTCCAATGTGCAAACAATTACCTGAATCTAAGACAACCATCTCGGTTAACTTTCCTTCTACGCTTTTATTACAAGGTACGCAGAAAGCATTTATCTTTATTGTCAACGACTATCAGCTTCTTTTAGCCAATTGTCTTCCCATAATCCAATTAGGGATTTGTTTCCAATGTCATCAAAATAGTAACGTTTGGCGTTACTATCATGGGTCCAACCATACCACATGTCACCTTCCATCCAGCTGCATGAGGCTATATCTGTTAAATCTGAATTAGTAAATACATCAGATAAATGATCATACATGTGCACTTCTTCAAAGATGGCTTCTCTTAGAGATGTAAATCTAAATATACGATTAACTAGCCAATCAATCATTCTCTATCCCCTTTACATATTCATATATTGCATAATCTATATAGTTATTTTTTAATATAAGGTCTTTTTCTTCTAGGCTTAGCATATCTTTAAGCATAGTTGTAGTATACCCTATTCCCCTGTAATTAACAATAGAAGAGTTGATCTTCTGAGAATTGTCCCACTTTATGCCAATTGAGTAGTTATCTTCAAACCACCCGCTTTTCTTTGACATAAACAAGTCCATATTATCAACCGTTCCAACAATATCAAATGAATCTATCTGTTGTTTAGCAAACTCTAAAGATGTCTTTTCGTTTTCCACAAACCATGTGAATAACTTTCCGTTATTAAACTTTCCTTCTTTTTCAAGGTCGTCTCTGTCTTCAGTTAAAAATTTGTATGTGTTAAATATTCTAGAATCAGCTGGGTTGCATATGTACCTTGCTTGGTAATTGTCATGAATCTTGGCGTGTGGATCAGAAAACAAATAGTATCTAAGCTTATCAATATAGGATTCTATTTCAATATACTCTTTCTTGTTAAAAAACAAATCGTATCTAAAATTAAAGTAACTGATTCTAGCATCTATAGGATTTCTTACAATGCAAGCAACATCTATGTTCTCTATAGTTTCAATAGGATAAGTGCCAAAATGCCCAGCTATGTATACCTGCCGAGTTAGATCGACGTCATGTGGAAAATGGGTGTTTGTATAGCTATCTATATTGTTTTTACTAAGTTCAGAAGCAATATTTTCTTTAACAAATCTTCCAGCAGTTTTAGGTATATGTAAAAAGTATAACTGCTTCATGCTGCCAGTTGAATTGGAATCATTGCACTGCATCTATCGCAGGATTGATAAGTTGATCCTGTATATGGGCATGTGCCTGCGGCAACAAGCGTGTGTCCTTTAATGCGGCATATTACTTTTTTTATCATTATGCTTTATTATATAATATTAATTAATTGTTGTCAACAGGATTGTTTTTAAAATCAATTAGCTTTTCTTCCATCTCATGGTATGGCTCGCCAAGAGCTGAAGTTATTCCTGTTCCAGTGTGCATAAACAAAAATATGTAAGTCTTGTTGCCAGACAAAATCTCGTTTACTGAATGAGAAGTTAGGCATGGCAAGAACACTACGCTTCCAGCTGAAGGCTTTATGGAGTATCCCAGATCATCAAAGACAATCTCGCCACCCTCGTATTCATCATTTAAGTAGATTAAAGATGTCCAATCCATTGAGTTTTTTGGGTTTAAAATGTTTCTATCTATATGTGGTCCCATTTTCCCACCAACCCTATACTTTCTAATACAATAGTTTCTTGTTATTGAATGAGGTAAGATGTTACTTGTTTTTTCTGCCCAAATGGATAGTGCCTTTAGATAGTCGTCTTCTATCATTTTAATAGCTGGTAATGATTTTTGGTGATCCTTACTGTTTTGAGCATAAAGCGAGATGTCTTTGCGAGGCCAATAGTTATTGCTTTCATTGTAAGAAAGATCCCAATCTAATAGCTTAAAAACTCCTCTTAAAGAATGCTCGTTGTCGGGAAATATATGTTCCCATTTTGTCATATCATCTGGATCTAAACTAACTGGATAACCATCAATCCATGTACTCCATGATGGAAAAACTTTTAAAATTTCAGGGTTTTCGTTATTTAATTCTACAAAGTCTAAAAACTCTTTAGCTTTAGGAAATGCGTTTTCAATGTATATTACGCCGCCAGGCATGTCGTGAATTATAGGGGTAGTCATAGAATAATTATAGCACTTCTTTGTTTATTGTGTCTTTAAGAACTGGATCTAGCCTATCCCAATGTCCATTTTGACTGCCTTGATATACAACACCAGTTTCCCTATCAACAAGAAGCCATTTTTCTGGACATTTAGTTTTAACCTCTAGAGTTACTGATTTTAAAATTGTTTTAAAATTAAATTGATTCCGCAATTTTTATTCCTTTATTGCTAGCACACTTTTTGTATTTAAAAGTAAGTACTTTTCTCCGTCTGTGTCCTCTATATCTGTTCCGCTATTTTGATTGTAATAAACCATGTCGCCAATACTTAAACCGTTAATTGGTATAATCTCTCCTTTATAGTTGTGCTCACCGTTTCCAAGATCCAATATCTTACCAGTTCTAAGGTTGGATTCACTTAATGAGGCCATTAAAACTATACCAGATGATGTGGTTCTGTCTTCAACTTTATCTTCTTTTACTAGCAGAAGATTACCAAACGGCTTAATCATTTGTTCTACTCCTCAAAAGATTCTTGTGTTTCCCAAAAACTGTCTTTTTTGAACTGCTCTTGTATTCTTTTTGCATCCAAAATTGCAGACATTTCTCTATATAGGTTATACGCAAGGTATCCGCATACCAATAAAACTATTGCTGCAGCTATAATAAATTTGCTCATATCTATATTATACATCATCTGTATTGATTATGTCAATAGATTTAGGGCCAGCGATTGGGAATATATCTATTAGCAGATGGACTCTATCGGTATCACTCTCATTTAAAACTGAGTGTGATTTTAGATTATTTATCTCCCAGCATTCACCCTGCTTCATATGGACTCTTTCGCCATTAACTGTATAGGATACTAAGTCATTAGTTATTATTGGAATATGAAACCTTCTTACTGTAGACAGGTAGTCCCCCTTGTCTGTGTGTTCTGACACATCTCTGTTTGCAGAAAGTTTAATTAACAAAACCCTACCAGAGACTCCTTCGCACATTAATTCTAAATCTTTTACAATATACAAAACAGAATTTAGCATATCTATATCTTTAACATCTGTCTTAATTTTATCTCCGAAGTTCCAGTTTACGTCATGATTTTGTATAGTAAATGTATAAGTATAAAGGTGAGGGTTTCTTCTTTCTTCGTAGTGCTGTCTTTGTCTATATGTGTCAAGATTCCACTGATCTGTAAATTTTTCTATCTCATTAGAAATACTATCTACATTAAACTTTTTATAGAATTTAAAATTAAATTCAGATAGCTCTTTTTTTGGGGCATCATTACTTCTAAGATAGTCCATTGGTCTCGTTATCCCTTACATAGTTGTATATAAAATAATCAATATCATTATTTTTTAAAATTAAATCTTTATCGGATTCCGATAGAAGAGAAACAAGGTACTTGGTTGTTATAGATTCTTTATTTCCATAGTTAAAAACTCCAGCATTAACAATATTATTTCTATCAAATGTAATGCTAAATCCATAATTTTTATCAAACCACTCATTTATATTATTTTCAAATAAATCTATTCTATCTAAAGAGTTTACTATTTCAAAGCTTTTTATTTGCTTTAAAGCGTTTTCTGCAGAGGTATTTGTATCTCCTATAAACCAATCAAACGCTTCTCCTTTTTTTAAAAATGGAGTCATCATTTTTTCATAATGGTTTTTATAGAAATCTAATGGGCTAAACGATCTAGCGTCTGCTGAGTTGCATATAAATCTAGATTGATAATTATTATGCATTTTAAAGTTAGGGTCTTCAAATAGGTAGTACCTTAATTTTTCTAAAGGAGATTCTATTTGTAAATAATCTTCTCTAGAAAAAAGAGCATTGCTATATATAAAGTTAAAGTAGCTTACCCTTGCCTCTATAGGATTTCGTATTATTGTGGCAACACTTATATTGTTTACCATATCAATAGGATATCTTCCAGCATGCATAGAGGTATAAACTTTTTTTGTAAAGTTGTTATTGTTGGGATAATGAGTACTTATATAATAAGATACATCATTAATGTCCAAGGATCTTTTTACATTTTCAGAAACATATCTGCCTGCAGTTTTTGGTATATGCAAAAAATATAATTGTTTCAATCCCTGCCCTTCCAGTGAAATTGGTTCCATTTGTTTAAGCTTTGGCCTTGATCGTAAGAGCCTTTTTTATGTCTCTCTCTTAAAATTTCTTTCCATTCTTCTTCGGAATATTGGCTTTTTTCTAGATTCCATGCGTCTGAGCCTGGGTACTCATATTTCCAATAAGTTCTTATAAGATACTTTATTCCATTGCTAGCTATCATTGGGCTATGATAAAAAGGATGTCCAGAAGGAAATACAACTACGTCGCCAGCGCCTGGTTTGTATTCAATTCTAGATATTAAATCTTCTTTATCATCACTTAGTTCTATAATATTAATCTCGCCGCCATCATAGTTATCGTTTAGATAAAACAAAACGGTAGTTCCAAACTTTAAACCAGGATCTTCTCTTCTTTCTTCTTGAAAATCAGTGTGATAAGACATCCCTTGGAAATCATTAGTTCCTATTCCATCTTTATAATAAGCTATATCAGCTGAATCAAATTTCCAATTAGGGTAATCTACATCCACTGAATTAAAATACTCTTTAGATGCATCGTGGAATACCTCTAGCATTTCTTTTATATATATATTTCTAGATATAGTTTCTTCTTTAAAATGCCCGCTTTCATGATTTTCATCCCATTCTTCTTTGGTTGGAAATGAATTCCATGTTGATCCACTTAGTGGTATAACCATGTGGTGTCCAAATGCGTACCATTCAGTAGCTGTATCAACATAATTTTTTAAATAAAAATCAACCATATCTACAGATCCTTTAAATGCATTCTTAAAGACCCAAACTTTATCATGAAGTTTTTCTATTTTAATTTCATTACCATTAATTATCAATTTAAGTCCTAGCGTTCTTTTAACG